CGGCTTTCACCGCATCAAGTTTTTTACCAACTTCAATGTTGATTGCGTCAACTAACGCTTTTTGGTCTTGTGCTTCCATTTTTTAGAAATTTAGATTTTTAATGATTTGATTTACGTCGAATTTTGGCTTTATCGGTTCGCTTGATTTTGCTTCGCTCGGCACTTTTGCAAGTGTGGGCTTATCAAAGGTTTCAGCTACTTCAATCTCTTTTAACACTTGTTTAATCTGCTTTATTTGCAGTTCAAGTGTGTGCATCATATCATCAGATTGAGAGCCGTTTTTAACGGTGTGCATCAACTGATTTAATTTGCTGTCTAATGCTAATGTTATTGATTCTTTGTTGCCGCTCTTAACGCCTAAGAATGGAGTTAAAGAGTTTGCACCGAAGGCAACAGTTGAACCTTCGAAAAGGTTTATTTCTTTTACTAAGTATAAGTACCCGAACTTCTCCGCTTCTTGTGGGTTTACCAGCTTGCTCAATACTTCATTCCACGCAACGGGGCTTTTCTCTGCCTCTATTAAAGAGAGTTGATTGTACTTAAAGCCGATTGAATGATTGTCGTATATGCCCTCTTTATAATTGATAAGAGTATCATTCCCAAGTGTTGTATTGGCAATCTTAGATTCAAAATAAATACCAGTAATTCCATTCTTAGTTGTTTCTTCCAGCACTTGCAACTTACCTACTAAGGTCGTCAGGTCGTGGTTCAATGCGTGTTTAATCTTTGCTACTGCTGTGCTATTCACACCGCGCTCTTCGATTGACTTCTTAGCCGAACCCATTATTAACACATCCTTATCTGAATCAAAGAAGTTGTAAGAATTGAAAAAGCCCGTAACGATACGGGACGATGTGCTAACATCTAAAATATTAGCATCAGCACTTTTAACTGAGTAATGAGCCGACTTCTTATCGACTTCACTTAGTATATTTTTTTTCGCTTCTTCCATTTCTTTTCAAAAATAAATACAAAAACTATTCGCAATTTTTTTTCTTTAATTGATATGATGGTTTGCTTCCTCTACACCTCGCTTCATTACATCGCTTAATATGTTCACCGCAACATCACGACTTATCTCTCCATTTAACACCGCTCTATTCAAAGTGATTATCGTATTTACATTGATGCTGTTTTTTTCTGCTTCTGTTTTTTCGGATTGTTCTTCTTTTTGTTTGTCCTCTTGCAACACTGGCAAATATGAATAGTCAGCAACTAAGTACAACCCTTGTTTCTCTAAACCGAATGCAGCGTTTAAGATGCTCATAAAGTCATCGGCTTGCGGTTGTATTGTATTCTGATAAGTTGATTTAACACCGTTGTTTTTATTCTCGAATGTTGCGCCCTTTGTGCTTGGGAATATATCGCGGTCAGCACCGTAAGCAGCGCATATTGTTTGAAAATCGCTCTCTATGCACTCCAATAGCATCAGGTCTTTAATCGGAAAAGTCATCGGCTGCCACTTCAAAGAACTATTGGTGATGATTTTACGCTTCTGCCCGTCAAATATGCCGTAGCTTTTACTCATTTCACGTTCTATTCTATCGCGTTCCTCTTTGCCTAAAGGTATGGCGCCTCCATCGGCTTGGCTTTCATTGCTTAATATACCTTCTGCACCACGTTCAACTATTAACACATTTTCACTTTTAAGCGCACCAATGATATTCGATAAAGGCAACTGCAAAGAATCAATCTTACTTTGTGATGTTATAAGGTTACCGCCAACTCCCTCATTCTTATATATCATATCGGAAGGCTGCACATTAAAGTAAGTGCCTTGATCATATACCTTATAAGACTTAATAATTCCATCGACCGTTGTTTGATTGTATAGCTTACCCGTTGGAATAACCTCAACATCGCTTGGTAGTAAGTTCCACATTAACGAAGGTAACGCGCTTGGTAGTCCTTTAATCTCGTATATGAAGGCATTGCCAAACACAGATTTAAAAACATAGTATTCAAATAAAAACTCCTCGCGCGTTCGCAAAGGGTTAGGTCTATTCAATAGGTTTAATACCTCATGCTCTTTAATCTCCTCACCAGTCTTTTTATCGTATAGCTTTATATCCATGTTCTTAAACATATCGGCTAACTGGTTGATTACAGATTGAAGATGAGGAATAGTGTTATAAATTCTTAGTTTATTTTCCGTATCAATAAGAATGGGGTTCTTACGGTCGTATATTGAGGTCGAGTACATACCGTTGAAGGTGCTAAGCCCGAACATGCGAGCCACTAAATTAGATACATAACTCATTTGAATAATTTTTTTTAAAATTAATTATAAAAGTAATCGGTAATTTTTTTTATTCAAAGATGTGCGGCAGTAAGGCTTGTATGAAGTTCGCCAGTCCAGCCATCGCATCGGGTGCATCGTCGTGCTTACTCTTACCGTCCTTCTTATACTCGTATATTTGCTGCATCATTGCTCTGTATTCATCTGTTTGCTTCTCAGGGTGAACGTACACGAACTTATTCTTTATGATGTGGTAAGCCATCAATATTCGTGTGTGCTTGTTTGCGGTGTTCTTAATGCTCAATACCTTATCCTCTTGCACCGATTGACGAAGTAAGCGAATGAAACCGCTTCCTTGATTGTTTGCTTCAATACGGGTGTAGTCTGCATTCAACTCTTTTATCTTAGCTGCAACCATTGGACAAGTTATATCTATTGTGTCCTGAGTGAAGATAGCATCGGTAATGTATATTTGATTGCCGTATATCTTAGCAAATACAGCGCATAGGTAGTCGCTACCTTCGTCTGCTATATCAACGTACCCTAATACGCTTTCGGGCAAACCTTCGGGCAACTTATCAAAGTAATTAAAGTCTGTGCGCTTGAATAATGAGCCGTTCAAATCCACCTCCCAATTACCGTTCACAAATACATCGTATTCGTGCGCTGGCATATTTGCCCTAAGTGATTCAACGTAATCTTTTGGAATATGTGGGTTATCACTAATCTTTGCAGGAATATAAGCCCACGTTGGCGGTAGTGTGTTGTCCTTCCATTTATCGTATATCCTTGACTTAACCCAACCGCCTGATGGGTTACACGTTGCTAAGATTTGAATAGGGCAGTTAGGTGAACCCGTCCAGCTTCCACTTCTCTCGATTACTTTGTTTAATGTTGCTTCTTGCAGTTCGTTAATCTCATCTAAGCCAGCGCCATTTATCTCAAGCCCTCTAAACCTATTTAGTTCTTTGTCTGTGTCGAATGATTCAGCTAAGAATATTATTTGGCTTCCATTGGTAAATGTAACCGTCATCGTCTGCTGATTGAACTCCTTAACGTATTGCTGAAAGCCGTCATCAAGCAATCTTTGAAAGGTTACTAATATAGTTCTACGAAGTGTTGGTAATGATTCACGTACCACTAACCACCTACTTTTATCGTACTTGAAACAATTAGAAAGTAAGCAAAGCAGCAGCCAATAAGATTTGCCGCCTCGAATAGCACCCCCGTAAAGTGTAAAGGTCTTGGTATCAGCTACTCTCTTCGCTTCAATCTGTTTGTTAAACGGTATTATCCTTATCGCTTCCGCCATTCCAATCAATAATTATAGGCTTCTCGTTTAGTTCTTTGCCGTTGCTGGTAACGTCTGTTTTCTTAGGAATGAAGTAAGGCATCAATGCGGCTAGGTACTTTAAGAACGCGGCTTTATCTTCTTTGTAAACCTCATTTAATGCTTCCTGCACTTTAGGTACTTGACCTTCCATTATTTCCATGAATAAGGCTTTAGCATCAGCGGTAACTTTACCCTCTGCGCCTTTAGGTCTTCCGCCTTCTCCCTTTTTCCATGATGTACTAGTCTTGCCCATAATTGCCCTTTTTTAAGGCTGCCTTCTTATACTTATAACAAAGCATCTCACTTTCACTATTTTGCCTCCTCTCAACTTCCTTCAATGCCTCTTTAATTATCTTACTGTAATACTGCTTAATCTTCTTGTCGCTCATTACTTACGCTTATAATGTTTTCGCTTAGTGTCCTTACTACTTGGATTAACTCTTACTAAAGTTAATTCATTTTTCGATACCGTAAAAGTATAAGATTGACTTCCCCAGCTTATTACATCATTATCGATAGTGCAAGCCGCAGTTATTGAACTAACGCCCTGTGATACTCTCGGCATGAAGCTAAACGATTCTTGTTGATTCTTAACTTGTCCTTGCTCAATTACTAAATAGAACTTAAACAATACTGTATCTTGCCATTTCATTTTATCGGGACTGCTAAGGCTATCCAGCAACCAACTACCGTATAGGTCTGTATTAACTGGATTTGATACTGGCGTGGTTTCTTCTTTTGGCTTGGTGCAAGATGCGATTACTATAACCGCAAATAATGCTAAGATTGATTGTTTCATATTGATTGATTTTGTTTGTTTACTTGTTTAACATAAAGTAGCAAGCTATAAGCGAATAAACGCTAAACGCTATTGCAAAGCTGGCGAAGTAGGTTAGTGCTGCAAATGAGCCAATCACCCAAACTATTAATATTCCTTTTACGATTGCTTTTAATTTCCTATTCATCCTATTTGTTTTAATACCTCAATAAAGTAAGGTCGTTTATATGTTTCTCGTTTCGCTTGTATTACTTTCAACTTATTGATCGGGCAATCTATCATCCACCATTTGCCTCTGCCGTAAAATCTTTGTTTAAGAACGTGCATTAAATCGCATTCTTTCGGGAGGTTGTAAATATGGAACTTGTCCCTTATATACTCGTAATATTCATTTACCTTCTCCCTGGTCATATCTTCAATGCAATCATTCAGCATCTTGTCAATTAGAACTCTTTTCTCTGCATCGAAATTTCCGCTCATTCGTTTGTTTTTTACGAATTTATAAAAATTTCTTCATTCGGCAACGGTATGTGAATATTAAACCACTCTTTTGCAAAGTTTCTTATCTGCTCATGATATTGCTCTTGTTCAAACTTGCTGTTTTTAGTCGTGCTTTTTGGTGCTATTATCACTTCTCCTGTTTCTTCGTTAGCTAAAACAATGCTATTGAATTTCATCTTCATTATCTCGTGAACCTCCTCAATGGTAAACACTTCACCACACGTTTCATAGAATTGCATTTTAACTAAAGGATAAACACACCCCCATAAATATGAATTTTGATTGTTACTGCGCTTCCTTCTTTTCTTTTCAATGGTAATTGTTATCTCTCTCCCTTCAAATTGTTCAAAGGCTTTCGATATGCTGCCTTTATTCGTGGCGCACTTACCTTCAATCACTTTGCTGTTTACGCTTGCTTTCAATTTAATTCAATTTACCTTTCATTTCTAACTCCAAGATATCTTTAACATCCTCGATGTATTCTTTCAGTTGACCTTTCGCTTTGCCGTCTTTAAGAATGCTTAACAAGTATTCAGCTGGTACATCGCCCAGTTCCCAGCCTTCATAATTGCCAAACGGCATTAAATCGTAATCACCCATTTTACAAAAGTTTTATACCTATTATTCGACAAATATCTTCAATGCTTTCAACTTTATCAACTTGCCCTAACCAGCCGTCAAAGAACTTTTGTTCACCCTCCGTTAACTTCCTTGCGCTTTTTGGCTTGCTGCCGTCTTTAATTTCAAAAGCGTAGTTCTTTTTTTCGTAACCCACCAAAATATCAAAGCAGTTTTTAAGCTGGTGAGTATGTAATACAGTTACACCTAACCTCCTTAGTTGTTCTACTATTTGCTTTTGGTTACTATCGATTCTTGCAATTCGTCGCATTCGTCAAACTTATAACTAAAACCAGTAAATCGCAAATGTTGAGGTTTGTTTGCTGCTTCAATCATCAATTCGTTTATCTGCTTTGCTTTGCTTTTCCACTTTAAATACGAAGTTAACACGTATCGATTCCCGACTGGTATCTCTGTGTCTATATGCCCTTCAATCCTAAAGGTTCTCACGTTCAAATCTAATTCACTCGCTACAAATCTCGATGCTGCGCTTATCGTTGGGCATACCATTTCGAGGTGTCTTTGTTCACCTACTATTCGGTAGATGTACGTTGTTCTTTCAGGCGCTTTCATGCTTTTAATTTTAAACTGTAAAACTTAACTTTTGATTTGAATACGGTCGTCGGACGGGTGCGGAAGTAGTAGCCATGTATTGCATCTCCATTTGG